ACCTTCCATCATAGCTTGATTCAGGTCAGCCCTGCCCTCTGCTTCTGCTGATAGTTGAGACATCCATATCACAGCACAGTCATACTGCTTGGCTATGTTACGTGCATGTATAGCTGCTGCCTTGAGTGTAATGTCTGAACGTTCTGACTTGATGTCAGCAAACTTATCACCCATATCTAGTATAACTATGTCAGGCTTTTCATACTTAACGACAGACTCTACCCAGTCCATACCCTTGCCAGTACTATCCTTGAACTGTATGTTCTCAGACACAGGGTGGTATCGCTTGGATGCTAGGGCTTTGTTGGTACGTACCTCAGTCATTGTCATGTTAGATGACGCACTGATGTATCGTGCAGCTACACGTGTGTATGCTTCTTCATTACAGAGTACAATACACTTAGCACCTTGATGTGCAAAGCCACCATCTGCTGCTACAAGTGAGGCGTGAAAAGAAGTTTTCCCAGTATTAGGCCGAGCACCAACCAAGATAAGATGACCACCACTGATACCCTCCACCCTACGAGCCAGACTGGATATATTGAATGCCCATTTTGAATCAAGTGCCGTTGCATCAAGTACAGTATCAAGACTATGATCATCCCACTCAACACGAAGATTTGGAGTAAAGTCATCTTTGTATTCCTCTAATAGTTTACGTAAAGGTTCAAGGCTATTCTCTGCACCATTAACAAAGTCAAAGCCTAAGTTAGCTACAAGGTCACCGACATGCTGTTGAAATAGCTGAGACAATGTGTCCTCTGCTATCTCACCTTTGATAGGTTCAGCCAAGTCAATACGCTTGAAGAGATCTTCATATGCTGTACGTGTAGCGGTGGTCATGCTTGCATTGATACGGTTGAACACAGCCTGTAAGTCAGACACAGTGAAGTCATTATCGTATGTCTCCATAGCTGTGTCCAATGCTTGCTTTATCTTACGCACATCTTTGCTAAAGATTTTATCAGGACAACGTATGCCCTTGTGATTGTTGTAGAACTCTCTATCTAGTAGAGTCTTTATTAGTGCTAGTTCCATCATTGCTGTTTATCCTCGCTCTTTCCTCTGCTCTTGCTCTCTCTGCATCTGTAAATGAACTTATCTTGTTAACACATCTACCTGTCTCATAATTTACTATCACACCTGTGTTCCACTTGGCACGTTCCTCTTCTGCGTCCTCCATGTTGTCAAACAACTTAGGCTTTGGGAAGTTTGGAAACACACTACCTTCAGGTACATACATTATATCTCCATCTACGTCAATGGTTACTGCTAGTTTCATTACACAACTCCTTTAGTTTATCTAAGTCTTCTTCCATCCTATACTTTATGTCATCTATTAAATTCATAGCGGTGGTCTTGTTACCTGTCCACAACTCTATCTCTCTGCGATACTCCACTGTCTTACCAATAGCATCAGGGTCTAAGGCTATGATAACTTTATTGTATTCCTGGATTTTCTCCATGTGTTTAGGACTCAAGCTAGTACCTAAGATAGCCATAGCTGTGATGTAGGGTAGTTCTTGTGTAGCTATGATAGCTGATACTACATCCTCTACTATAAGTAATATGTCACCACTACCATGCATATAGTAGTCAGCCTCTCCTGTGTAGCGATACCACTTGGGTTGCTGCTTCTTACCTACAGCCCTACCCACAGCATCCACTATCCTACCTTCATACTTGATAGGAAAGACAACACGTTCATCCTTTACATCATACATAGTGTCACCAATAGCTATACCCCATCGTCTAACGAAGCGTTGGTGCTTGGTGTGTTGTGCCTTGGGTGACACGACATAGGGTGGTATCTCCATAGTCTCCTTCTCCTTCTTTATGTTTGTGTATGCACGTGCAATTTGTTGTTCTTCTAATCTTCTATGTATCTCTGCTGCTGTCATGTCTGTACCATAGATACCTCCGACAGTACAGCCTAACTTGAAGCAGTTGTACTTTATGTCACCTAGAATATTCGTAGCTGTGAATGTGTTTTTACCTCTACACTCAGGACAGTCACCTCTATGACGGTCACCCTCTTTGAGTCCAAGGTCAGTAACAAACTGTCTAATGTTATTCCTCTTTACGTAGACCATCCCTTCTACCTCTTTTATTATCTTTTTGTTCAATCGTTTTTATTCTGTGGCAATTAGCACATAAGACTTGGCACTTACGTATTTCATCCTTTAGTCTTTTCCAACCCCAACCTTTATATGCTTTAGATATAGTACCTAGTTTTTCATTTGGATTTATATGATCAAAATCTAATGCAGTAGGGTGTTTTTTATATCCACAAAACGCACAACCTACAAACAGTTTATATCTTTGCATAAACTTTAGTTTCTTTTTAAGGCTTCTATTTTTTATAGCTCCAAGGGTTTTAGAAGCCATATACTTTGGTTCACAATGACCTGTCTTTTCGTTCTGGACATACTTTGTAAATCTTTGGTTTCCTCTTTTTGTTCCTCTTAAATCAGGATAACCTAACTTAATAGCTGCGTCTGTTGTTATGTATTTTCTTTTAGCTCTTGCCATTATTCTTACCTCTCGCTGCTAGTGCCTTGCTTGCACCACTGAATGTGTTCACCATGTAAGGCTTGACTGATGCTGTGTTCTTGTGTCCTGTTACTTGCATTATACCTGCCAAGTCAACACCACCTTCCATCATCTCAGTCACTGCTGTCCTACGCAAGTCCATAGCTGTTAGTTCTTTAGGTAGATTAGCTTCATCCAGGATGTCATTGATATATAAGGAAACTTCTTCCTTGTCATACGGTGTATATGCACCTGCTCTTGGCTTGACCCTTGGTGTTACATATTGTTGAAACCCAAAGTCCTCCTTCTGCTGACGCAACATCTGACAGAGATCAGCAGAGATCGGGAGGTGTACCTCTGCATTACGTTTACTCTGAGTCATATCAATACGGCATTCGTTTAAGTCTAAACTATCCCATGTAAGCAGACGTATATCTCCTACACGTTGACCCCAATCGTATGCCATATGAACTATGAGTCCAATGCTGCGCCAGCGAAAGTCACTGTAAGCTGTGTCAAGAAAGATTGACACTTGTTCACGTGTCCAATGTACTCTCCTTGGTTTCTCCGCAACTGTTTGTACCAAAGAGATTGGATTGTGAATCATAACATCATATCTCATGGCATGTTTCCACGCAGCAGAAAGAACACTGCGTCTGTAGTTGGCAGTGCGAGTACCAACTTGTAGCCATTGATCATATGCTTGTTGTATGTGCCGAACCTTCAAGTTCTTACAGCGATATTCCCGAAGCGTCTTGCCTTCCACAGGAGTAATCAGTGTGGCACTCAGGTGATTATCGTAGTCTTTCTGTGAGGAGGAGGACAACCTACGATACGCATCTGAGTTACGATAGAAGTCAACCACCTCTTCTAGCGTGGCACTTGGCTTCGGGATATTCTTCATTACCATTTCCTCCTAACTTTCCAATAAGACCATGCCCTACTACAATGACCATCGCCAAGCAATGCGTCCAATAGTCGCACGATATTATATTTGTTGTTGCGTTTCCATTCCCAGTTCCTAGCTGAAAAGGTTTGATTTAATCTTCCACCAAGTACCACGTTCAGTAGGACACTTAGTGCTATCATTATCCTTACGAGATAGGTGACCCACCCAATGTGTAACATCATCGTAAGGCGCATTCGTAGTTTCTGTATCATCAGTCATCTCTTGCATGTACTATCCATCTGTATACAAAGAATCCAAAGTAAGCTATCACTGTTACTAGTGGTAGTGAATGCATTAAAAGTTCGGAACCCATAGTATGCCCTCCTCTTTCTCTTGTTCATATAATTTTATGTAGGCTTCTTCTATCCTAGCATCTTCATCGTGACCATCCCACCACAGATCGTCTGCTCTGCGTCTACAGTCATTGATTACCCTATCTATGGGTGTAACTTTACTAACTTGCATGTTCTCTCTCCCTTATCTCTACAGTTAAGTTAGGGAATACCGTTTGATAACGCTCTTCATAGCGTTGGGCATCCATTTTATATTTGAATGAGTGGTAACCAAACCACTTACCATTCTGTCCAAACCATACTTCATAAGACATTAGCATCTCCTCTCTTTGTTTGTGCCATAAGTTTTAGCAGATCCCCAGCATACGTCAAGTGGTTTTATTTTTCCATTTGGCAAAGCCATTCCTGGATATCTGTAATGTGGATTCTCTTTTAAGAATTGTCTTAGTCTCTCTACCTCAAGCTTGCGTTGGGCATGTTGTAACTCCTGCACACATGCAGCCCTGCCTGTCCAGTGTTCATGCTTGGACATACAATACTTATGTATAGGATTCTGTTCCTCTACCATCGCTAATAATAATTCAATCATTTATTTTATCCTTATGTTTCTGCAGATATGTTGCTGCACTCTTTACTCTTTTGAGGTCATCTGAAAAGCCACCAAGCCCAGTGTTACAGTGATGACATACCCAACCTCTGAATGTTTCTGTGTCATGACAGTGATCTAGTACCCAACTTTGCATACGCTTCTGTCCTTTCCTTCCTATTTCATCAATGTCACGCTTACATATAGGGCAACAGTAATCATCAGGAGGATACGGATTCTCTTCCTTTAATACCTTGAGAAGTTTTTGATGTCCTTTCCTACAACTACTACAAATTCTTTTGAACTCAACCTTACCAGAGGCATAAGTAATTGAAGAAAATTTATCATAGGGTTGAACTATACCACAGTTGTTACACTCCAAGCCATCAACAACCTCTTCTGGTTCTGGCTCTGGAAGATCAAACAGAGATAGTTGTTCACCTATCATTACTTCTCCTCATCTTTTAATCCCTTATATAACATTGCTTCTGCGTCTTTGTACTGACCTCGTATCATAGAATCATACGCCCATCTGAACCATGACATCGCTTCATGGTCAAGCTCACCAGTTCTTACCTCTTCTAAAGCAGGGCTACTAGCTAGGCTACCCACCTGATTGAGATTTAAGAAACCTAATAATCCAGGTTTATCAGTGGGTACATCAACTGTGCTGTAATCTTTGCCGCAATACTTACGTGCATCAGCTTGTGTTCCTGCCCATACACCATTAGAGTTTTTGTATAGTCTCATATCTTTTCCTCTCTTGATCAGTGATACAGTAAACACCTGTCACTGGATTGTTAAAACCTACTTGAGCAATCACTTCCATTGCTAACTCTTGTGCATTACTCAGGTCACTTACATACTCTACGCATTGATCTTCTGTGTCAAATGGTTTGTGATCTATAGTAAAAGAATTACCCTGCGTTATTGCTATCAGTATTAACCACTTCATGTTCAGCCCTCCATCTATCCCATCGTTCAGTCTTTGGGAATGTTTCTCTATACATACCACCATGATGCCATTCGTATGCGGTGGACGGAGACAGTTCATAGTACCTTGCTGCTGCTGCTATACTACGAAATGTCTTACCAAATAGTCGGCACTCTAATTGTTTCTGCACACGTGTTGGTTCAAACTTTATACGTGCGTGTGCGTGTAGTTCTTT